TGACCACGCTTTACAATTATGACTTTGCTTTGCCTGACGGCTCGTGTGTCTTTGTAATTTGCCATAAGCAACAATTCCAAAAGTAGCCCCTTGGCAACAACGTCCAAGCATTGACTCCATTCTGGCGATAACAATTTGCGGTGTATCTTTACCCATCCGTTAGTAAACCGAGCCATGCGAATTATCCTTTTCGCTTGCACCGATGCGGCTGGTCGATGTATTTTATCTTTAATCCTGTTGCCGCTTGAACGTACAGGAAGTGCCCCGCTGAAGTTGCTACCCTTCACGGGGCTTTTTATTTGATGTGCTTTGGCTAAATTTACTCGGACAATTTAGAAATTCAACTGCAAAAGTCAGTTTTTTGGCCCCGTCCTATCAGACTCAATAATCGACCACAAAACCATTAGGCCATGATCTTTGACTATTTTTTCGGCCTTGCTGATACTCATGCCAGCCGTAATTTGGATGTGAGCCTTTTCCCAGGAAAGCATCTCAAAACCAAAGTCATCCATGATCTCATGCACCTTGTCCCATGGGTCAGTCTTAGACCAGGCCCACTTGCCGTCGATTTTAAAGCACAAATCAGCCGCCACGCCGTATTGATGCCAGCTTTGGAAGGCTCTGGCTTTGGTTATGATTTTACCCTCACGGCTGCGGCCTTGCTCAAACAGATAATCCTGACGCTCTGGGCTTCTATAGCCCTCAAAGAAATCGATAGATAGGCCTTGATCTTGGGCTTCTTGGATAGCCATTTGCAATCTATGGGAAAAAAAGGGAGCTAGATCTTGATAGTTACGGTTGATTTTTTTTACGTCATGTGACATGAATGCACACCCCCAATTGTCAAAGAAAGGAAACCAATGACCCCACTCACTGATTATAACCGGATCAATATCATCGTACCTAGGGATGAGAAAAAAAAGATTGTGGCCTGGTGCCAAGAGCACAAGATGACCCTGACAAGCATCATGCGGATTGCTTTAAGGGATTTTTTTAGAAAGCAAGGGATTAAGCTCTAATGGAAATAAACGAAAGCCTTTTAACCGAACTGGATTTGGAGGAGTATTTTGATGGCATTGAAGACCCTTGTGACAAGGCTGACAATCTTGTTGCTCTTATTGATCGTTGCAAGCTACTTGCTGCAAGGTATGAATCACGTGCGCAAGAATATCGTCAAAGCGCAGAGCTTTGGGAGCACCGACTTCAGAAATTACAGGGATTGGGGGTTCGGCTATTAAAAGGCCAGCCAATGCGTTCTATTGAGGCCACAAAACATATCCTTGGCTTAGATCAAGATATGCCTGAGATCAAGGCCGCAGCCTGTAGGACGTATCACACCGATTGGATGATCCCAGAAGAGCTAAAGTTTAGCATCCCTGAAAGCTACCGTGAGCCAAAGATTATCTGGGAATTAAAGGTTGATGACGTAAAAAGTGCGCTTTTAAGTGGAAAAAAATTGAACTTTGCTAGGCTAGTTGATAAGCATCGATTACGCATTCTTAACAAAACGGAGGAACAATATGTTACAAATGAGTGACCAAATTGGCGAGCTTGCGAAGGCTTTAAGTAAAGCCCAAGCCAAGATGCGCCACGCAAAAAAAGACAACATCAACCCACATTTCAAAAGCAAATACGCCGATCTTGCATCAGTAATTGATGAAATCAGAGAGCCGTTTGCAGAAAATGGGTTGAGCTTGGTACAAGTTCCAGGTAATGACGGGCCAGTAATTAACTGCACTACCTTAATCATGCATGAGTCAGGTCAATGGATAAAAGGCTTGTTTGGCTTGACGCCAGTACAATCAACACCGCAAGCATCTGGAAGCTGTCTGACTTATGTTAAAAGGTATTCAATTCAATCAATGGCCGGATTAGGCTCTGGAGATGACGATGACGGAAATGCTGCGAGTGCGCCAAAATCTATGGGCTTTAGTTCTCACGCCAATACTAAAGATAACGTGGATAAAAGCTCTGTGGATACGTCGAAAGCTACGCCTCCACCCAACACTGCCGCTCCTGCTACGTTCGATAAATCAAACAAAAACCATTTGAAATTCTTGCTGGCTTTCTTAGAGAAAAAAGGCAACCCAGGCATGATGAATGAGCTTATCAAACGCATGGAAGGCAAGCCCGCATTGACTGGCACAGTAGAGGCTGAGTATTCCGTTATTAATCCAGACACCCCAGACAAAGAGCCGGAGGACAAATGAGATTTGTGGAGCTTGAAAGTGTTGAGGGTCCAAAGGTCATCTTGAACGTTGACAAGATCATTGCGATTACTGAAAGCACAACGGGCGGGGCTTGTTTGATTCTGATTGATAATAAGCTAGATGTGATTGAGTCACCGCACGATATTGTTTTGAAGATTAGGGGATAAGATGGATGGACAATCTAAAAGACACAATGGCAGAGTGGACCCTAGCATCGGTGGCTTATGTCATAGCGATTTTAATAATGTTGGCCGTAGCAGCAAAGCAGATGCTATCCGTGACTTTGCAATACTTGCGTTTGGATTAATTGTGTTAGGTTTGATGACAATATTCGATAAATTTGAGGAGAGATAATTATGCCGCATCTAAATCAATGTACATTTATGGGACACGCTGGCAGGGCTGCAGAGCTTAGAACCAGCAAAGATGGATCAAAACAATGGTATGAGTTAAGCCTAGCCGTATCAACAGGCTATGGAGACCGCAGAAAAACTATCTGGGTTAAATGCAGGGCTTTTGGAAAGACTGGCGAAATCATGGCTAACAAAACCAACAAAGGGGATATCGTTTATGTCACGGGAAGGCTTGATGTAGATGCCTATGCAAGAAAGCAAGATGGGGTACCAGCCGCAAATGTCAGCCTCATGGTTAGTGATTTTGTCTGGATTTGCCATCCAACCAAATTACAAAACTTGGAAGTGCCAGAGTTTGACATACCCGCAGCAAATGCCCCAGTTTCGGTTGATGGCTTTGCAGAAGACAACGTACCATTTTGATGACTATGGAAAATAAAGAGACAAAGAAAAAGACCCCGCCCGATCTTGGCAGATGCCCTGCTTGTTATGGGCTTTTGCTTGTATCGGGCCAAGGGCCAGGCTATTACTGCACATCATGCGGCTATATGGGCTGGCTTACACATGACCAATATTATGAGGATTAAAAATGTTTACAGTTGATGAGCTAAAAAAAATCGCCACCAAGCTAGAACTATATGACAGCCTTCACAGCGCAGCCTTAGAATATTTTTTATTTGTCGAAAATCACCCAATGGCTGATGAGATCAAACGTGACATGATTAGTGAGATCCCGCTTGGCCACATCCTAGATCAATTAGAATGTTTGGATTAAAAATGGCAACACTGAAAGAACTAATGGGAAACAAAACTAGGGGTGATGGGCGCAAATTTAGTATTTTAGAATGGGAAAATAGTGCTTGGTTTGAGCCAATATATAAAGCGGGTGATAGATGGTATGGATTAATGTATGATGTCCGTCCAAATTCATTTTATGATTTTGAGGATTGTTGGGAAGAATGGACGCCGCCGAAGCAGACCAAAAAGGTGAAGTTGTATAGGCCAATATACGAATCACCTACGCCTGGTAAATATGTTCTTGGAGATGAAGCTGCTGTTAGTAAAGAATATTTAATTCATCCAGCCAAATTATCAGGATGGCATGAAATTGAAGTTGAGGTTGATGAATGAATTTAGGTATTAATTTGTTAGCCATTTTTATTGCGATTAGTTTTGGAATTATTGGCGCTGTGATTGCCACGATAATTTCTGAATTAATTCAGTATATAATTAAAAAATGGAAAAAAAATGACTGAAAAAATAAAATTTATATGTGAGGCGTGGCTTTGGACTTACAAACATCCAGAGACAGGAGAATGGATAGAAGACAACACAAGATATATGGCTACCGGAGAAGCAGAAGAATACTTCCAAGGAATAAATACAGAGTTTAAAATGTTACCATATAAACCAAAATATATTTCCGTTCCGTATGAAGATGGTTTATTTAAATGGAACAAATCTACTGAAATTATAGATAAAAACAGACCATTGCATGCAGTTTTAGAAGAATTAAAAGAATTATATTAATATTAATATTTTAATAAAGGCATGATATTATGACTGATGTAATTGTCCTACCTATAATCAGGAGGCCAAATGATTATAAAGGAATTAAGCATCGAACACCCACGGAGCACCTGGTACATTGAAAAACATTGGGCCGCAATCGTTGAAGTCTTAAAAGCCAGCAAGCAAGCCCTAGAGTCAGTGCCTACTGATAATACCTCTCTGCCCTTCCCATTTACTCAAGCACATCAAGAATTGAAACAAGCCATCACACGATTGGAGGAGATCGGATGAGAGCATACTTACGTTTTGATTTACCCGATGATAATGAGGATTACAAAATGCATTGCCAGACATCAGAGCTTCACTGCGCTATTTATGATTTTGATTTGTGGCTGAGGGAGTACACAAAGTTTGGAGATCCCAAACAAGTGGACGCCGATAGCTGCAGAGAAAAACTCTGGGAGCTTTTGCGTGAAAGAAATATTGAGCTGATCTAACGTCTGCTTAATATTTGTGCTATAATTGGGAAATAACGCTGAGGTGTTATATGCCCGCATGGCTTTTATATTTGCCCACAATAATAAATGCCCTAGTTCAACTTGCCAAACTTCTTATTGACCTCGCCAAAGACAAAGAATCAGACCAAATCAAATCCTGCGCCATTGCCATAGAAGATGCCAGACGTACTGGAGACACCACAAAATTAACTGAACTCATTGAAAAAATGAGGAAAGGTAAACCATGCGATTAATACACTGGTTGATCCTGGGAGTTATTGCGTTTTGTGTGTCCACGTCTTTGATGGCAGAAAATGAAGAGCCACGAAAAGAAGATTACAAGGTAGCCCGCAGATATGGCTATCTAAAATCAGATGTATTTGAAGCCTATCGGCAAAAAAAATCCGAAGTAAATATTGATAAACTTAACCAAGAAATCAAAAAGAAACTGGCTGGCACTGACTTTGACAGAGCAACATTGATAGAAGAGACACTTGATAATGTAATCGGCAGGGCTGTACTGGTTTTAAGTTATGAGGGCCACAACTCTCTTGCCGATGATATTGGCTATGAGTACGAACAATTTTACCGATTTGCTTTGACAAAGCATTTGCTTGGAATTGATGAGATCGGGGATCACCCGCCAATGAATGAATGGCTTGATAGTGTGCATCAAAGGATACATGAAGCAATTGGGGATATGCTTTGTCAATACTTTCGATTTCACGATATCTACATCTTAAATCACGGTATCCCTGTGGTTTTTCGGCCCGGTCTATATGATTTGAAAGACTATAAAGATCACTTTGCAGGGCATTTGATTTGGGGCTGGTGGTGGGAGCACCACGGGGTTGCTGGCGTTGTCGCATTTTGGCTTGTTGACGGGGCTTGTATTGCTGGAAGTTACGGGCTAGGAGTCATAACTTTCGTTTGCACACCTATCGCCACGCTTGCTCAAAATGTAATGGACAAGCACATTGCGCCGCCAATCGCTGAAGCCATCTGGAAGAGATCGCAAGAGGATTATTAAGGCTTCCCTAGCCGCCATTGCCACAGGTAGGCCGTGGCTTGTTAGCCTCACAGATCTCCCGATTCTAATCGTTATAGCAAAGCCTAGAAGCCTTCGCATCTTGCCTAGCCTTTGCGTGATGGCTGGCTGTGTTAGGTTTAATTTGTGACCAATCTCTGTAACTTGAATCTCATCAATCAACAAAGACAGGATCAACAAATCATCAATATCTAAGCCTCGTAAAATCATAGATCACATGATATAATAAATTGTTCATATTGAATACTCCGTTCAAAGGTTTAACTGAGAGGCTTGGCATTTATGCTGGGCCTTTTGTTTATGATATAATCAAAGTGATGCGCTCCTCATGGAAGGCTCACTTTCAGTCTCTCGGTGGGCCTTTCATTTTTGAGGCACTTGCCACAAATTCCCTGATCTCATCTTTTGATCTAAGCACCACAGCAATGGCTCCGCTGTGATTGAGTTTTGTGATCCATTCTATTTGCTCAGGTGAGAGCCTTCCCTTGTCTGTTTTAAGCTCTATTGCAAAGAATTTTCCATTCGGCAGCACTCCGGCTAAATCTGGAAAACCTTTAACTGGGCTGCATTTGCGTATCATTTTGCCATTAATTGAGTGCATAACAGGTCCATTAGGCACTCTCCAATAGACCAGGCCAGACTGCTTTAAACAATTCAGGGCAAAGCTTAAAAGTTCTGCTTCTTTCATTATTACCTCAAACAAAAACGGGGGGCGGTTGTCGCTCCCCCGTACCTGGCGTCAGGACATTTTAAGCCCTTAGTTTTTGCGCCAGAGCGTATAACCTCAAGCAAAGATCAATGCCATCTTCAATGGCGTCCTCAATCTTATCTTGGGGGATATCTAGCTCATCTTTAACCATTTGCGCTAACTCTTCAATGTCTTCTTGTGACAAATCAGCCACCTCTTCCGGGATCTCACCAATCCCGTCAATGGCAGAAGGTACTTTGTAAAGAAGTGGCAACAATGCCAAGGCTTCTGACTTGCTAACCTTACCGTCTTCAGTAACTTCTCCGATTGTGTTAGCCAAAGCACAGAGAAATGATAATACTTCTTTTAATTCTTTTGCCTTTGCCATGCGTCCTCCTATTTTTTCTTCTCTATATCTCTTATTCTAAGCTCATGATCTTTCATCACTTCATTAATCTGGCCTAGCTTTGTGCTCAACTCTTGTATCGTTCCGGCCATGCTTTGCAGGTTTTTTGACATATCACCAATAAACGATACACCAAGGCTAACAATGCCGATAACCAGCACTAGCATCAGGTGATTTATATTTTCATGCAGTTGCTTCATGCTTATAATTTTAGCACTAAATTTGTCCAGCAACAAACGCAGCAAATAAAAAATCTACGCCGTCATGTATCTTATTAGAATCACAAGGCTGCCAGTCTGAACCAGGATCACGTTGCCACAGGTACTCTTCACAGCGATCTTTTGCAGTGGGTAATCTGTCAGATGGGAATAGTTTTTCATCTAATAGAATGGCTATAGTCTCATCTTGATTGCCGTCTTTGTATTTGTGGTAAAGGGCTTTGACTAAAGCATTGTTAGGGCTTTCGTTTTGGTAAATCCTAAGAAGCTCATAATCAGCATCAGATATTCCGCCACGCATCAGACCCCTAGTATAGATAGCAATCATGTCTAAATGCTTCTCATAGCCAGCTTTCTTATCTTGGCTTGGTGCTGATTCTGGAAGTACAGATAACCTTAAAATCATTTCTTGAAGCACAAGAGTAAGTGCTGGCACCATATAGGTGCGTGACAGTGGGCCTCTGCCCATGACCCAACCATTAGCTTGGCCGTAATCCCAAATCCTGCGCAGTGCTGGCTTGTCGACTTTCAAGTACAAATAAGGCCAAAGCATGATAAACATATCCTTAGAAATATCAGACTTTGATTGGCCTAGATCATAACACTGATGCGATTCGTTGCGATACCAGCGGCCTGGATCACCTTCAGCTTTGTAGATATCGGCTTCGGAGCATCCGCCTGATATCTTGCAAAGAGAAGTAAATCCCAAAGAATCACAGCCACCCTGATGCGCCCATCCGGTGTGTAGTCTCTTATATAATTCTGCCTTAGCCGCTACAGCTTCATTTACTTGCTGAGGCTTTTTAGGCTCACGCTTTTGGCATGAGCTGATGGCTAAAATTATAAATAGTATTTTTATCATGCGATTCTTACAGCCGATAATTGCGTAAGTCTTGAGGATGCAACGCTTCCACCATTTGCTGTACCTCTAACTCTTATTGTTGCTGATGTTGCAATTCTTACATAAAATAACGCTTGGAATCCCAAAACATTTGAAAAAGCTGAATCTGCAAAAAAGAAAGAATCTCCACCATTTAAAGCAACACTTTCGTCAATGGAACCGGAGACTGCATTTATATTAACTTGAAACCTAGTGGTGCCATCACTTGCGTTTCCATCGCCACCAAATGCCAACAAATAAACTCCAGAATTAAGAGTCAACCTTGATGTTCCGGTGCCTATTTCTGCGGTAACTCCGTCCGTAATAGTTGGGCCAGCTATGAATAAATTGGCAGATGTTAATCGCTCCCCCACATACCCAGCCGGAACCGCTGTCCCATCCCCCGCCGATTGTAATAATGCTTTCTGTGTCATGTTTGCTCCTTAGGCGATTCTTGTGGCAGACAAATGAAATCCTACTGTTGCCGTTACAGAATTAAGTCTGAAAAAATTAAGAAATATTGTTCTAGGTGAACTTGTGTAATATGCAAGCAGTGGAGTAGATCCAACCTTGCCTGTTGTGCTTTGAGCAGCAAGACCAACATCATGTCCATTTGTAATTCCGGTCAATGTGTTACCGATTCCACTTGCATCGCTTACAATCATAGACGTTATAGAATCGGCTCCAAGTGTTGACCCTATAAATCCCGACAAAATCCAAGTTCCTGCGCCAATCTGTATGCTTGTGACATTTACTGTACCAGTAGCTGCAGATAATGATGTGCTGCCTTGTGATCTAACAACCTCCCCCAACATCCCAGTAACCGGAGCCACACCATCTGTTGCGCCTACGATATTCTTTGTTGAGATTGGGTAGCCTACTTGGGCACCGGAAGATACTTTTTTAATTCTGTATCTAAGTCCAGCACTTGTTGAGATCCATGTTCCATTTGTACTGTTTGGATTTCTATATTTTCCTCTTAAAAGTATCCAATTTGTTCCATCAAAATAAAATCCAAGACCTGCATACGTTAGAGATGCCTCTTGAACCGTAAGTGAAACTACTTCAATCGATCCAGATATTGATGTCCACCTACCAGTTCCAAATGGATCAACTTCAATAGACACAATATCAGTTGGCAGCCAAGTTGTGTTCCAAGGATTTGGCCCAAAAGAAATGCTTTCAAAAGTTCCAGACGGGGTGGTAGTTGGCAATGTAGATCCGTTTGGCCCTCTGTTTATTGTTAATGAGCTAAAACTGCTAGTTGATAAATACTCCTCCAACGCTCTGTCTGCTAGAGTTGTGGTGCCGGAGCCTGCCCATTCGGCGATGGGTATCGAAAATTGAATTTCAAGAATATCATTGGCGGCAATAGTGACTGGAGTGCTTGAGTTGTTAAATGCCGTTTGCCCGTGAGCCTTAAATTTTAAACTATTTGAGCTGTTTACATGAACAGTGCCCATAAACTCAATATAACTTGCGCTTGCATCCCAAAGGCTAAAAGTCCCAACAATGGGCTCATCTGATATTGGTATATTAGATCCGTCATATGTAAGAGAATCTGGCAAAGTCAATGTGTAAGGACTATTGATAGCCGAAACTGTTGCAAAGCTTAGTTGAACCCTTGCGTTCATTCTATTTCCGGCTCTTTGATATTCGCCCTTTTGGCTAGAAAATGTCCCAGAAATTCCAATTATCGGTGTGAACAATTTATCCTTAGTAACCACCGGCACATTAACAGGCACCTCAGTAGTCACTTGTGTAGTTGTTGGGGTAAATGCTGATGATGACATATGCGCTCCTTGTTAGGCGATTCTTATTATGTAAAATCTGTAACTAAATTTTGGTCATTTAATTCTTCAAGAATAGACCAAGACAATCCGCCCGATATTTGAGAACCGTTTGCGCCGCTTGTATTTGAAAAAGAAAATGTAATCGTAGACGCTGCTGCTGTAAAAATATTTTCAGCACTCATTGCCACAGATCTATTTACTGCCGTTGATCCAGGATCAAAATGAAGCCTTAAAATTTCAGACGCATTATGTGTGGCTATTAAAGTTGCTCCTGTTGAATTAACATAACACGTCATAAAACAATGTGCTAATAATCTATAGTTTCTTCCAATAACAAGATTATTAAATGTAAATTCACTTACAGATACAGTTCCACCACTAACAGCTAAAGGTGACGCAGATAATAATTTCTTTTGAACTCTATTTTTCTTATTTGCGCCAATCACAGTGTATGTAGCGTCTGGCAACCTTGCTGCTGGTAGTGTTCCAGAAACTATGATTCCAGCATCTACAGATAGAGGAAAACTTGCGCCAATAGCAGGGGCATTGAGAGCATAATTGATGACGCTTGTGCTGCCTGAGCTTGCTGGCAATGTCACACGAATCATGCCTGTAGTTGTGATATCTACTAAAAAACCAACGGGAGGTGTGTCACCTGTCGTCTGATAGCTTAGGTTGTAATCACCACCTGCGCCACTTAATGCAAACTTGGCAGATACATAAAACCTTCTAGCTGGAGATGAGCTGATAAATACCCAACCTGCAAGTTCTCCGGCTGTCATTCCAGCTACGTTTTGAACGTTTGTAACTGCGCCTGAAGTTAAAGCTACTTCTGTCCTAGCGTTTACACCGCCGACAATAGAGCCACGTTTAGGTGCTACATACAATGTTGTGGCACTAGAAGCCACGCCGACAGGCACAGAAACTTGGCCGATAACTGTTGGCTCTGTAGCCGTAAGAAGGCCAGCAGTATCTGCCGACAAGAAATAAACTTCTCCGGCAGTCAATCCTGTTAATCCTGTAACTTCTCCTGATAGCGTCAGCTCAAATGTATTTATATCTACAACTTTGCTTACAACACCTACAACCTCAGCCGCAGCCGCTGATGTGGCAATAGCTTTTGTATATGTAGAACCATTTAAATATAGAACATCTCCCTCATCAAATCCGTGGCTTGCTTGCGTTACTCTGTCGGTAGTGCCACCGCTTCCAATTTGACTTTCAACCCCCGCGCTGTCGATTGTGTAGAGTTTGTTATCACTCTTAGCAAAAACTCTGATAGTTCCAGCAGTAGCTTGTGTAGGAGTTGCCTCATGGTTAAATGCTTGGAAGTTGTCAACTATAGGCTCCACAAGTGTTTTAGCTGACAGATTTTGCTGTGCTGTAGTAAGCACAACTTCTCCAGATGCGTCTGGCAATGTTGCTTGTCTGTTGGCTGTCAAAGTACCTGGCAAAAGATCTGCTTTGAGAGTGTTATCAATATTATTTAATGCATATCCTCTAGCCGACTCAGAGACAACCTCCCTTTTAAGCAATATCCTTCCAGTTGCGGCAGGGAAAATTAATAAATCAGGATTAGATGCAGTGGTGCTTAGTGTGCTACCTGCAAATTTTCCGCTGATTGTTTCAAAAGCTCCTGCCTTTACGGTTGAAACGTCTATGGTTACCAAAGAATTGTTTAGCTTAGTTCCAATTGTATTGTCCCAAACAGCAATGGCACCAACATCAGACACCGCTGGCCCACCAACTCCTGAGCCTATTATTTGATCTGTAGTCGCCAAAGTTCCAGTGGTGGGCAATGTCACATTGGTTGGCCCTGTAGTTGTCAAAGTTACAGCGTGATCTCCGGACCTGGTTATAGTTGCGGCATCATTATTTGATACTCCAGTTCCGCCTTTTGAAGGTGGCAAAATTCCAGAAAGATTTGTAACAGAGATATCATCAATAGCGGCTAGGTTTTTCTCAGATCCTAGTGGACCTGCAGCAAATTTATTTGGAGCTGTGTTTTTATATATTAAAGACCCATCAGTTCCATCTCTATCAACGGTAAATCCAGCACCCTCAGAGCTAATATCTGAGCCGCCTTTGTTGATTATTATGTTTTTATCCTCAACCTCAAGGCTTTGGCTGTTTATATATGTTGCAGTTCCTTCTACAAATAGGCTTCCTGGTATAGTTACAGCCGCTGATGCGCCACCTAACTGCAGTACATGGGGGCCAATATTTTCTGCTATTTTTAATCCGCCAGCAGACTCAACATCAAGTGCGCCATTGCGGATCTTTGTGCCATCAAGAAAGCCGTTTTTAATCGTCTTATCTTGAAGCTCTTGAGCACCTATCGTTAAAACAATAGTTCCATTTGCATCAGGGAATGTGTAGGTACGGTCAGCGGTGCTGTTAAAATCAAGCACGTTATCTGCGCCAGTGGAGCAACCAGTTAAATCAAAATTTACAGTTTTTGTAGCATCAGTAGGATCTTGCTGCATAATCCCTGTGCGCCATGCACCTCCTACATACATTCTTGGGGCTTTTAGGGTAGTGTTTAAGTAGATTGAGCCTTCCACAACATCATATAAAGCATCATAGGCAGCATCATTGACAAAGTATTCAAGCTGCTTTGTCTTCATTTCAAGGGATAAATCAAGCGGCTCTGTTACTACTGTACCGTTTGCAAACCCTAGCTTTTTTACTGTAGGCATTTTAATCCACTCCCCTTATCTCATTTATTTTGACCCTTGTGGTCGATCCTGATTGATCCAGGCTTACAATTACACCCTTAGTAGTCTGATCTTTACCCGCCACGGCAGTGTTATTTAATTCTATAACATCGCCAATAGAAGAGGCTAAATCTTCACTTGCTGTTGATAGGTTATATTCTACAGTCGGGTTTGAGAAATATCCAGCAATTGCATCCTTTCTGGGAGCAATATTTTCTAAAACGTGCTGAATTGTCTTAATCTTATCAACCCTATGAACTTGCTTAACTATTGGAAAATCTATTACGGCATTAGGGCCAGAATTGCTAAGAGCGGCAATGTTTTTAAGCTGAGGATTTTCAAATTTAACTTGGCTAACAAGATCCTGATAATCAACCCTGGCATCGGTCTGATCTTCAAGCATATTTATGCTGTCTCTGACCCCATCGATGGCCATTGATTCTGGGTTTTTAATGATCTCATACTCAACTTCCCTAGCATTGTTGACCCTCAAAATGCCAAGGGTTGATCTTGTAATAGACTGAGCAACTTCCAAATAGGTCGGAAAATCTCCGCCTGTGCTTGGTATTGTCATGCTAACATTGGCAGCTAAATCAGTTTCAGCTTGGGCAAAGCTGGCATCATTAACAGCCATTCCGGCAGATTTAACAACAAATTTTAAAGCATCTGCATGACTTAATGGCTGCGCGGGGCTAAATCTACATTTAACTTTTGACTGTGAGATATTGATTTTAGAGCTTGAAGGCATCTGAAACATAAGACTCCAAACTTGCTCACCACCCTGAGAATAAGGAACAAATCCCAAAATTGAACTATATGGGACGTGCCTAGTTGTAAAATTAAACTTATCAATTATCTTTATCGATGCTGCAAGTGGATAACCTGGCAAAGCAACCTCATCGAAATCATATTCGGCATTGTCGTCGCCTTCTATCCATACACTCATGCTTGGAAATACATTATCTATTAAATTAAGATTAGGTATAACAGTTTGATCTGGCACTGGAGAGCTTTTGACAAAATTAACACCATTAACAAACATCAAATTTATGGCCAAATTATAATCTTGAACTAGATTTTCTCCATAGCCGCAAATTGTTGCTCCAATACAATTTTCAAATGGAAAATATCCACCTATGCTAAATCCTTGATTAAAAAATGATCCAGGAATTATGTCACCAATTTCTCCTGTGAAGTTGGCTATATTGTTTAGCCTTACAAAAAGTATTGTATTATAAACCTGCCTAGTAACTGGCTCTGATTTTCCATCATTTGCAGAGCCGTCATCAAATACTCTAGTGCCTGTGACATTCTTTTTTAAATTTACAGCAAGTGTCTGACTTCCAGGATACATACCGCCAAATTGAATTAACTTTACAAATGGCGATACCATTCTACCAGCCATCCATGTTCTTGTTTCTGTTTGGTCTGATTCGCTTATTAAAATAGCATCCTGACCAGAATCAAGATAATATAAATTTAAATTAACATTTCCAAAAGCATCGATGTGCTTATATCCTCTAGCTATTGAAAATGGAGAAGATTTGCCAAGTGTAATCGGTATCTTTTTATTTTCATTTGATGGCTCTGGCTTTGCCGTAACGTTATAAAATTTATTTCCATTGAATATTTCTGATTGCGCTCTAGTTCCAAATGAAGCTGTATTGCCAAGCTTTTGGAAGGTATCTATAATTTGAAGGCTTACTCTGCCATATCGATATGAAAATGAAACGATTTCGCCATCAAAAATTTTGCGATTATATTGGGCTGAATCTATACAAGCCCAGACAAATATCGGGCAATTGCTAAGGCTTTCATATTGGCCTGTGATTTCTTCAGGCTTACCCACTAGGCTTTGCGCCCATCTATCTGTACAAATAAGCTCAAGTTCTGATCCGCTGAGACTGAATACACCTTCTGCGATATTGCGCATTGATTGACTGAAGCCTGGGTAGTTTAAAATTAAAGGCTCCCAGATTGCGTCAGGTATCCCAGCAATACCGTTTGTTGCTCTTTGCTTTGTGCCAGTAACGAAAATATCGTGGTCTAAGCAGCATACGTTGTAATCTTTTGAAAGATCTTGATAAACAGTGCCAGAGCCTGTTGGTGTAGCCGTCTGTAAATTGGCCTTAAACTCAAGCCCCACAGTATTGGAAGCGGCTCCATAAAGTGTGTAATCTGTAGTACCAATTGTCTTAATTACATAATATTGCCCATCAACCATGGCCGTGGCGTTAATGGTTGGTGATTCTATTAACAACTCATTATCATTGTATTGATATGATGAGATTGAAATATTATTTCCATTAATAACTATAGAATTAATATTAAGATTTTCAGGAGCACTAAATAGATATGATTGCGGGGCCACAAATGATCCAAGTCCCAAATATCTTCTTGGTGTAAATTTGACAAGAAAAAACCTTTCAGATGCTTGATCTTTCGACTTCTCTTGAAATGTCATTTTCTTACCCCAAGAGCAATCCTAGCCCCGCCAGAATCATCAGCACCCACTGGCGCAATCCAAGATTTTCCAAAGCCCCAATCAAGCCAGACGCTCAAATATTTTGAGTCACCAATGCGTGAGTAGTTTGTTAGTTCTAATTTAATTGTATAAGCAATGCTTGGCCTTAGTTTATAGTTTGGAAATGTGAAGGTAAGATCACCAAGCCAATTAGCCGCATCCTGGCCTATAGTTTCATTGCTAAATGTTTCCCAGTTGCTAACAGCCACTGGCTCTTTGTCTAATTCCTGACACACTAAAAGCCGCATCTCATAGTTAAATGGATCTGCATTTTTGTGATAGACCCTAAGATGAGCAAGCTCAAGATCACAAGCTTCAATAACTTGGTAGCTTCCAAGCTCATTAACAGATGAGTTTGCTATGTTGAAATATGTCACGCTTGGATAATTAAAGATGCTCATATAACCTCCCTCAGTTCAATAGAGAGATTGTAATAATCACGCAGGACGTGCTGAAGCTGCAAGGGATTTGTGGCTGATACATAGTGAGTCATTTGTGATAGCTTTGTGCTAACTTGCTTCTTTGGATCTATGCAGAGGAAAAATGGTTTTTCTATTCCAAGATCATAAAAAAGCTGTTCCATTTCTAGCAACTCATTGGCTCTTAAAAGCTGCACAGATATTGAGCTAAGGCTTAAAACTTTTGGCCTTCGGTCAATATAGAATGTCCCATTTTCAGACACCAATTTTACGCTAGTATCTTCTCTGCTTCGTGTAAATCCTGTGGCCACGTTTGTATTAGTACAAATAACTGAAGAGCCAATGTAGGCTACAGCAATCTGCATATCGTCATTAGTTTTATCTTCAATCAAAAGACGCCAAAACCTGCATGGCTGGCCCACTTCTCCTGCAAAGAAAGCACCCTCATCAGATACATCTAACTCTAAATCTACAGGCAATGATTCAGTCCAGAGATCTAAGTTATTTCCTTGCAGCCTTATAGTTGCAGTATTGGATAGGAAAGCATCGCCATAAGTTGTTAGCAATGCCGCAAAGTCAACCAATTGGGGAATCCCAAGGTCAACTTTCAGCCATGCTCCTGAGTTTGCTCTATATTCATCTGCAGCAATAGAAAGCCCTGTCTTATCAGCCTGAGATAAAAACCCTAAAAGCTCCCAAGCCGCATTGGTTTGATTGCTTAAGTTGAGTGTTTTACTTGTGGCAAAGCTAATAGAAAAACCTGTGTCGCCTTGTGACAAGGTTGCTCCAATGCCAGAGATAGCATTGAAAGCAGTAATCAAGGCCGCCGCAGTGTATGATCCTTGCGGGATCGTGTACGCCGTCCCATTAATATAAACCTTGCAGTTTTTTTCGTGAACCTCAAACAGGTTCTGCGGCTTCCACAGTTTACTGCGAATGCCTGAAAGTAGATTGGTGTTAGGGTATCCAGCCTTAGAAGCTGTCGTCTGGAACGTGGCCGCATCAATATAATTATTGTAGGCAAATCTTGCATTTATCTTGCTTGTGCTCATGCTGAAAGTCTCGCATTTTGTCTGTTAAGCTGCAGTATTATATCAGCAAAAGCCTGTTGATTCACCTTTGCTTCAGTCCTCACAACTATTGGTGATTGTACTGTGGACAAAATAGACGCAAGCATAGCGGAGTCACTTCCAGCAGTGCCAGAATTTTGACGCATCAAGAAAGCACCAAGCTCACCAACCATATCTCTTGGCACCACAAGCTCACCTGGCGTCAGCATTGCTGGCACGGTATCTGTACCTCTTGGCTCAAAGTATCCATTTTGCGCATAAACGATACCACCTTTGCTGAACCAGCGGTCAAATGTCTCAGCAATCAATCCCCTTCCACCACCACTTCCACCAACGGCTAGAGCATCAATCAAATCAAAAATAGGCTCATAAAGTTGCCAAACTGCATCCCTTACAGTTATTAATGCGTCTGTTAACGGCTCAAATAAGCCTTGGATTGGTTCAAATATAGAATCCAGAGCATCAGAGAAGAATGTACCAATGGCAGTACCTATTGCTCCTGCGCCTTCTGTGATTGCGTTAATCGTGGTCTCAGCCAAAGCCAATGCCACTCTTGGGATTGCTCTTAGTAAAGCCCCAATAATACGCTCAAGGCCGCCTTTAAATAATAAGGCATCAATAAGAGCCTCAACTACAGCAGGGATTGCGTCAGCTATTGCCACGATAAACTCAGGCACATATTTAACAAACTCAGTAATAACCTTTTTAACTTCGTCTGGGCCTTGGGCTAGAAGGCTTGTGATTTGCGTAACAGCACCACCGATACCAGGTAGGAATGCATCAGCGGCTGCGCCAGCTAATTGAGTAGTTAATTGCTTGGCACCTTGCTGGCCTTGAAGAGCTTGATTAAGACCACCAGCAATAGATCCAGCGGCGTCTTCAAAAGATATTTGCTCTGAAGAAAATAGCTTTCCTAGTGTGCTTTGTACTGGGTTTGCAAATCCAGCTTGGAAGTCTGCCAGCCTTTGTTTTTCTAGCTCTCTGAGATCATCGTTAAGCTTTTTGGCAGCATTGAATTTTTCTTCATATTCTTTCTGGCTTGCCTCTTGTTCAAGCTTTAAAAGTTGCTCATTTGTGCTTTTGCTAATCTCAACCTTTAATCTTTGGATTTCTGCAGCATTCTCTTTGCCAAATTTTTTTTCAAAGTCAGCCAGCTTTTTAAGATCTTCTGTGGCTTTTTGAACTATTTTCTCTTGGGCAGTTCCGCGCTCTTGAGTAATAGAAGCTTGGAATGCGGCAAATGCTTTTGCCGTTTCTTCTGCTTTTTTCTTTGCATCTTCTAAAGCTTTGCCAGTAAGACCAATGGCCTTTGGTGCCTCAGATTGAGGAATAGAGTTTAGACGCTCAAGAAAGTTTGATGTGGCTTTAGTAGCACCTTGAGCTTGTTCTACGATGCCAGCAAATCCACTAGATATTTGCCTTGATTGATCCCCTATGTTTATCTCATTAAATAACTGGGCTTCTTGCCTAAGAAACTTGGCATTTTCAGCGGCCTGAGCATATGCTGCACTTGTTCCAAGTATCCCAGCCCCAACGTTTTGAGTGCCGTCGCTCTCTTCATTAAAATCTTCTATAAATCCAGTTATAATTTTTATGGATTTTGCTAATCCATTAATTGCAACTAATACAAAATCACTTTCGGTTACAATTTTACCAAGAGCTTTGAGCAAATCATTCCATGAGTTTGTAAGCTGACTAACTCCGCCTTGAAATGTATCAAGCTCTCTAGCCGCAGCACCGCCGAACTTGCTATTAACCAAATCAATAGCTGCGCCAGCTTCAAGCTGTTCCTTGGTAAGATTTCTAAACTCTTGGCCATAATTACCAAGCTTGCCGACGCTTCCATCTAAAGTGCCACCCAAAAGCCTAACGGCAGTCTCTACATCTTGGCCAGTAGCAGCGGCAAGATCAATTGCAGCCGCAGTTAATTCTTTGGCTTTATCTGTGCTGACACCGAAAGCTTGGGCAGTGATAAAAGTCTGTTTTACCAAGTCATCACTGATTCCAGTTGAGTCTTTTATAGCATCGGCAAAGTCAAGCACACCTTGCACAGCTACATCACTAGCGTCACCAACAGACAGAAGACTTGATTCTATTTGACGGGTAAGCTTTGCATCTTCTACAGCTTCAGTTATACCTTTGCTGATGGCAGAAAATCCGCCAGTAACAGCTATGAAAGCTCCTGAAAGTTTTAGAGCATTGCCTTTGAAAGAATCAAAAAAGCTAGAGGATTGATCTTCAGTATTTTTTAGAACCTTGGCGCTTTCTTTACCAAATAATTCAATGGCGGCTTGGGCATCCTTGGCATCAAGATTGATCTGGATAGTTACTTCATTTTCTGCCATGTTTTGACCTCATGTCTTCAGCCTGGCACTTGTCCATTTCTACATCGATTATACCAAAAATCTCAGCTTTAAGCGCATCCATGTCACAGATATTTGATGTGTAACCTAGCTTGGCTAATCTTTTTCTCTGGATGTATTCAGCGACGAAAGGGGCTGCTTCATTTGACAAGCTTGAGCCTTTGAAACAGGCTCTTGCTTGCATCCTAATGGCAGCCTTTAGCCGTTTCCCACCTTAAATCCATTCAGCAACATTCCAGCGATTTCAACCATTGTGCCATGCAATTCTTCAATGTATTGCATTTCTTCAAATGATTTAACATCTTCACCAGTTTTTTTTCTTTTAAGATTAACCTCTTGGTAATGATCTTTTGAAATCTTTACCATTTCTCTTACTGATTTTAGCTTTTGAACCTGATTGCCTTCTACTGTGCCGTCTTCACTAACAGTAACTTGCAGACGTTCAATGTAATCAAATTTCTCATCAAACGTAGGCAAGCGGAGAGTAACGCTCCCCTCCCAAGTTGCGTTATCTCCCTTGCACACCGTTGGCACAATCTTAATTGTCTTCATTGTTACCTCTTAGACAAAGGCAACGTAGACTTCCCCATCGCCGTCTGAGTTTACAAATGCTTGCAACTCAAGGTCAAGCTGAGCCAATCCATCGGCATCACTAACTGAGAAAGCTGAAATCGTTGCGGTTGGTACATATAGACATCCTGCCTTACCAGGCGCCCAGTTTCCACCGCTTTTTTGTCCGAAGCTGTACTGGAACTTAACGTCAGTATTTTGACGGAAACGCTCAAACTGCTTGGCGTCATATTTTTCAAGCAAGGCTGATACAGAGATTGTAACAGTCCTAGCGTTGATGATAGAGCCTTGAACGCCAGAGGCAGCACATACCGAAGGAATATCAGCTTTTGGCGTGTCAATTGTCATGTTCACAGTAGATGCTTTGAAGCAAGCAAACTCTGAACCTAGTCCAAGCATGACTTCATTGTCTTTGGCAGCTAGCGGGTCAGCATTGTCAAAAGCAGGAGTTTGAGGAGAGCTGAAATCAACAGCCTCATCAGACTCATAGCTCAAGGCACCTGTGTCATCAGCCGTGAATCCCAAAGTTGCTCCGGCAGAATCAACGCCAGTCGCCCAGTTAATGTCCAAAGTTCCAGCCGCTTTTGACACTGTGAACTTGCCGTTAGCCGATGAATAGACGCAAGCAATATCTTCAGCAGCCGCAGCCGTCATAGCTTGGGCAACAGCCTCAGCAAGCTCTAGTGGTGTCTTATATAGCTTTTGTTGCAAAGTTGCAGTCAGTGGTCCTGCGCCAATATCAAAATCAATTTTATCTGCGCCAGCTTCTACTTCCATAGGGTCAAAGTAATAGCCAACACCTTCAAGGCTGTAGCTTGCATTGATAAGCTCTCCGGCTGTGATATCAAAGCTTGCACTTGTTACACGGCTTCCTGCCATGGCTTGCAGTGCTCCGCCTTGTCCAAGGTAATGCCAGAGTGTCAGTGTGGGATGGCTATCGTTTGCTGGTTTATAAAGTACGCATTTGCCTAGATCTGTTCCGGCAGGAGTAGCCACAGGAGTTACAAAGCCCATAACTAGATCGTCGCCAGATACAGAGTCAATTGCTCTGATCCGGTAACCATTAGTTGCGTCTTTAATTAAAACAGCCTGGCCACGCTCAAATTGTGCGCCTTCACCTGCACCAACTTTGAGGGCTTCCGTTGTAGATCCTGCAATGGTGTCATACTCAACTGCAGCAACAGCTTTTGCGCCTAAAGAAGCCTCAAGCAAAAGAGCATAGTTAGGCTCTTGACCTTCTACACCGCTTGCTCTTAGGTAGTGAGACAAAGAAGCTGTAGGAGCTTCTGCACCAATGATTGCTTTTGCAGTACCAATAGAAGCCTTTAGCTCTGCATTTTCTAGCAGGTTAAAGCCGCCTTCCATGGTGAAGTCATCTTGCAAAGCAACGTAGTCAGTGGCAGCGGATGGCTTCGCTGGCGAACCTTCCGAAGTTTCTTTTTTAATAGCTAAAACGCTATTTCTTGTTTGAATCGACGCCATCCTTGGCTCCTTTAAACAGTGAAAAATGGTTTAAATTGGCTCTTGATATTCTACCCTTAACGTTATCTCTAGGGCAAGATACTTGGACTCTGCCCCTTGGATATAATTGATGCCTGTATCATCCGTGATAACAGCCTTAATACATTGCCCGTCTAGTGTTGAATCTGTCTCAAATCCTAATAAAATTTCCCGATGTGCGTCAATGATATCTTTTTCGACCATGGCCCTACCAGTGGTGTCATTTTCGGTGTTTACCACCTGAGTGACCAGACCAATAGTGTAGTCACGTTCCCATGTTGCAATGCAGCCAACATATCTCTCTGTGTTTGTACCTGGGCCAATGGCTAGGCCAAAAGCCTTGCGCAGCAATATGGCCGTATTCTCATCAAGAGCGTAGGGATTTGGTACACGTTGAAAGCTTGGCAGGAGAGTCTCTAGCTTTGTTACAATGCTGTCATAAATATCTGCAATCTTTGTTGTCATCTTGTCATAAATCCTGATTTTCTAGTGATTTCGCCTACTTCAACGTGGCCATTTTGGTTCACATCAATGGCATATATCCGGCTGGCCATCTCTTCTTGATAGCGTCTTTTTGCCTCTGCAACGTGCTCACGGTATGGAGTACCAAAGGCTTGGTAAACGATTTCAGCAACCTTGTGACAAGCGGCATCTTCAAATACTGACCAATCCATTATCTGCCCACGATCCACAGCAAAATTGCGCTTTCTAAGATCTTTAATGATAGCCTCAGAAGCCATGAAATGCTGTTCATTCCAATTGGTTTTGGCCGCTTTAAATCCTGATAATATCTGTGGCTGCATTAGGTCAGGATATATGCTTGAAAGCACTGTGTCATCACTGAATTTTTGGCCAATATAGGCAACCCCTGCAGTAAATGGGCTAGGCCAGCCGATTCTTAGCCAGTAACGGTTATAGATTTGAAAGCTTGAAAGCCCTACGGTTTTACTTTCTTGCTCACTATTCCAACCGCCATCAATATGCAAAGACCAACTAATGCGGCCTGATTTGGTCATTCCTTCAGTTTGATCGATAATATCCACAACATCATACCAACTACCATTGAACCAGACTTCGATTATTGGTAATACGGCGTCACCTGTAGCTACGGTAGATAATTCCATCCAAATATTATTAAACGGGCAATTTGCAGCTATATAGATTTTATTTGGCTCTGCATAATTAAGTGCATAAGCACCCACCCTATAATCACCTACTGCAACAGAGATATCAGTTGTTTCATAAATTACTCTCTGAGTGATTAGGCTGACAGTCATTTTATCCTCGGTGTGTAAATTGGCGGGGGCATATTTCAGCCCCCACCTTGTTAAGTTATGGCTCTAACGGCGGCATCTCTCTTGGTGGAATTTGTTTTTCTTCTTTAGGCATTGGCTTTGGTGCTGGCATATTTGCCTCCTTATTTAAGATATTGTACGTGTACTTTGTCGCCTTCTTCTAGCTTGCTTGGGCTTGGATCTACCAAATCACCGATAAATGTAATTCTGGTAACTCCACCAACCTCAGACAATGTGTAGCTTTCACCTTCAATGTGGACTACACCGCCAGACATTACAAGCATGGTATCTGCAGCAGCCAAGTGAGCGCAGTCAACGTAAGCATTAGCGATATCGCCAGCCGATAGTGTGAATGTCTCTTTCTTGCCGCTCAATCCTCCGCCACCAACAGCAGCATCAAGTTGTGCCTTGGTAACAGCATCTTGTGGATCAGTACCGTCAGCAAGATCTTTAATCTGCTTGGCACTCATGTCTAATTCGCGGGCATTAATCTTGACCTTACCGCGAATGCCTGTGCCGCTTGTTGGAGCGGTCTCCAGTTGAATGTCGCCACCGTTTACGTCTGCTTGCAGTCCGTATCCATCTGGCAAGATCCAAACGCTTTTACCAGATGTGTCACCAGCAGGATCGTAGTTCTCCATTGCAGACATCAAGTAGCAGTCAGTACCTGCCGAAGCATGAACGTATGCAAAGTTGAAAAACCATTGCTTACCCCAATCACCGCTATTGTGTGCGTTGTTGTTGAGAGGCTTAAGCATTTGGGTTTCAAGATCGTGATTGATCCTTGGTGTCAAAGCTATTAGCTGTCCACCATTTTGCCGTACAGTGCTTGATTTTCCTTGAGAAACCAAGTCACAATCAGCGTAAGATACAACTCCATCTACAACAAGATTTTCAACATAGCAAGACTTCAAGAAAGCAGAGCATCTACGATTGAAATCATCTACAGCACTTGTCAGTGTCAAAGTCTGGACAATCTTACCTCCATCAACGTTGAAAATCGTGGCCATGCCACCATTAGGATGCTGGTTAATATTTACGTTTCCGTGACATATGTTGTCTTTAAATACGCCAACATTGATGCCGCTGATAGTCAATGTTCCGAAGATTTGACAGGCATCGAATTGCGCTTGAGCAATGGCATTAGTGCCGCCATTCATGGTTACTGCGCTACCAAAGCTAACTTCAGTAAAGTAAAGCTTTCCAGCAGGTGAGTTGACAGCCAACCAGTCAAAGTTACAAGCACCATTTAATATGATGCGTGCCATGCCAGATCGGTTATCGAAACTTGAAGGCTGATTGAAGCTTGGGTCCATAGCTACAGAGGTAGCCGTTACCCTTACAGCTTCTTTCAAATCACCGATAACAAAGACGTTTGGCTTTAAAGTTAATGCACCTTCTGTATAGGCTCCGGCCTCAACTTTAATTGCATAGCGTTTAGTAGGTGCAGCATCAGTTATAGATGCCATGGCAGCAGCGATAGTGGCGAAAGGCTTAGACAGAGTACCGTCTCCAGTAACGTCATCGCCACCTTTGCTAACGATCTTTGTCTGAGCAATGCCTAAAGATGTAGCTACTTCTTGCCAAGTCAAATCTCCACGGAGAAATTGGCTAGTCGTACCTGTGCCAAGGCTATCTTGTTTAGCAGCAAGATCAGTTGCCAAAGCGGCTTGTGCTCTTTCATCTGTAAAGTAAAGATTTATAGCACCTTCTGGCACAGCATCAGTAGATCCTGGGCTTCCAGCAATTTCGATGTAGACAGTGCCGCTCCAGCGATAAACCTTATTGGTATCTTGCGCTACATATAGCTTTCCAGCCATGCCCTCTTCTGGAAAAGATGCCAAGTCAGCATATTCTTCAACGTCGTCTACATATCCTGGAAGTTGTGCAGATGGAACTTTGCCGTTCTCATCAAGCTCTGCAAATCCATTGGGCTGTCCTTTAGCTCCAAAAACTGCGTTAGACAATGCGCCGACGTAACTTGCAACGTCAGGATTGCCCTCAAGATCACCGATTTTTGTGTCGGTGTAAAGATTGGCAGCACTAACGCCATCATCTACATATTGCTTGTGTGCAGCGTCACCTGGATTAATAGGATCAGCAAGATTGATAATGGAAATAGAATCCATATCAAGAATGCCGGTCATTGTTCCGCCAGAAAGCGGAAGTTTATCGGCAGATGCAGCGGCAGCTTCAGCAGCAGCTTTGTCATCTACATAACTTTTTCTTGCTAAATCTTTTGGATCTACAGGATCATTATTACTCTGAATAGGTATGTCTTTATCGACAAACTTACCTTTGACGAGTGCCATGGTTACTCCTTAAATTTTAACGTGTGTAAGTGATTCTTAATTTATCACCCACGTCAAGTATACCATAAAGCGGAGTAGCATCCCAACTTACCACGTTCGCACTGACAAAGTAGTCTTCACCGTAAATCTGTGCACTTCCGCTTATAACGTCCATAGTTACAGCCGATGCATCAGTTGGTGTATGAGATAATGTAATGCTTGAAGATGAGACATTCAGAGCATCAAGAGTAAAATATTCCACTGTGTAAATATTGCTAGGTGGAATTGATATAGTTTGATTCTTCCAAAGCTGCGTAGATGCTTCATAGACAAGCGCTTGTCCATCTGTCACGCCATTGATTGCAACATTGTGAAGCTCTTGAAGCTCAAAACCATTTTGAATTTTTACTTCTACTATACCTTCAGTTGGATGTGATCTGACAACATAGCCACAAAATACCATGTGGTTAGGTGCGCTTGGTTTTGTTGTAGTCAACTCACCTGCTACAGTTGGTGAAAGCCATAAAAGCTGGCCTTCAGTAAACATAGAAGTATCAACATTTTGAAGCTGACCCTCTACTACGCAATAACCTGTTCCGTTGTGCAATATATCTTGCTGCAATATCCCAAAGACTTTTGAGCTAGTGCTTTCAGAGTTTGCTTGTGCTTTATCTACTAGCGGCCTGTTACCACTTGCTCCTGAGATGTATACAACAGTCTTCTTAGGTAGTGTTGCGCCAGTTTGATTGCGCACAACACACAAAAGCTTCTCAGTGTTTGCAACGATAGTTCCGCCAACTAGAGGCTCTGCTACACCATTATCACGCTTGATCTTAAAGATTTGGTCATCTTCGTCGTACCAGAGATAGACTCGGTTGGCCGCTGGCGTTTCTGGCTCTTGGATGCCATTAAATCTGATTTTGCTGTCAGACATCTTAACCTCTAAGGCTCAAGGATCAAAGTGCCCTCTAAGAGCATTGTTCCTTCAATTTCTAATGTGCCAAAGGTAACACTCTGGCGATATTGTATGATCTTAACTGTGGTGTTTAATGGTATCGTACTCCAGCCACAATGCCAATCACTTCCGGCTGCTACTGGGATAACGAAAGCCATTAGCTAAGCTCCTCAACAATGACAACAGGATTTCCTAGTTCTGCCTTGGCAAAAACCAAAATGCTATCCTTTACGTCCATGTTGCGTTGAGATTGATCATCTACAATTACGCCAATATATCCAGTAATTGATGGGTCGTAATTTATTTTTATTTGAGTACCTGAGTAGTTTTGAATATTTAAAGCGTTGCGATTTGCCAATGGTACTGGCGGCAATGCTGTCCAAGATGTGTCTGACAGCACAACTTCCGTCACCCTACCAGCTATTCTTAGACCGCTTGGACTAAATTCGCCTGATACTTCTCCGCTAAGTGTAGTCCTGACAACTACTTCGCCAGCGTCATTCAGATCAAATTTTTCGTACTCGCGATCTTGTATTGACTTTGGCAGTGTTGACATCGGACTCAACCTTTTTAGCTTTTAAATCGCCTGTAAAGTAGGCAACATGATTTGAACCTTGTGCCACAATGAAATGGATTTTAATTGGCGTCCTGATTTCTCTTAGCTTTTGCACCAAGTCACCTGGATCACGGCCAATAACATAGCCCATTGTGTCGTAAGGATTTAGTGAATCAAACGCAATCATACAATCCTGACAAAATGGGGCAGGGCCGAAGCCCCACCCCAGATTTAGCTTAAATTAAGCAGTTGTAACCTTAATACATTTTTTCGCACCTTCGATGCCAAGAGCAACACCGAAAATAAGGTCAACAGACATCAAGATGCCATGCTTACCAACTGGATGCAAATCAGATAGCTTAACAGCCATTTCTTTTGCCATGACCATCAAGAGTGCATCTGGATGTAGGAAATATGCAGTGCCTTCAGCCAAGCTGTTATCTTCAGCTAGTTGCATACCATAGCGGCGTAGTCCAACACGTCCACCGATTACAGGAGTATCAGCAGCACCAAAATCAGAGCTAACAAGCGTCTGAGCGGCTAGGACATCACTGTAGTATTTTGGATCGAGAAGACCATACCAGCCCTTCGCTTGATCCCATTTAGCTGTAGCACCTAGTTTGCGGACTTCAAGAAGTGCAGAAGCATCCATCGAAGCCTTAACAATTTGGTGATCTGGAGCCGCAGCGGATGGAACCAAAGCAGCATACAAAGCAGCATTAACAGCTTTTTCAACAGAGAAAACCAAAGAAGACATAACTTCAGGGTTTTCACGGTCGATCAAAGACATCAGCTCAACTTCGTCAGCAAATTCAAAAGCAGCGGTGACGTGCTTGTCAGCTTTTACGTCAACATAGCTTGTAGAGATTGCAGATGGAGCAAATGTGTTGCTGTCTACTGCGCCAACTGTTTTTGTAGTAGCTGTAGGTGCTGCAACAGAGTAAACGCGAACTTGGTCGCCGCCTTTGCGGATTTCACCAGAGTAATCCTTGTTTACAATGCTTCCAAGCAAGAGGCTTTCGCGTAGTTGTTTGGTAGCTACTGGAGACCAGTATTTCTGCACCTGTGCTGCGATATCGGTTAGATTTGTACTTGCCATTTTTCACTCCTTGAAAGTTTGGCTTAGTTAAATTTATTGACCCCAGATTATCTGATCCCGCCTCCACTTGTTCATTTCGGCAGAATTTTTGAGAGTCTTCCATTCTGATTCAGTGATTTTACCGGGTCCACCATTCAAGCCTTGGGGAGCTTGTGCTGGAAACTTGGTAACTCTCTGCACCATTTCTGGCCATTGCTTCTTGAGTGACTCAGCCACTCTAGCAACGGTCATTTTGTCAATCTCTCCAGTTTCTGGGTTGATTGCTACTTCATCAGTATCAATCAGCTTAAACCATTTTTGGTCAACCTGGCCTCCCAGAGCTTCGATCACTGAAGTCAACTTCATGCCACGGGTAATGCGCTCATCTAACTCCTGTCTCTGAGCACGTTCCCTTGCAAGTTCCTCCTCACGAGCCTTAAGCAGAGCTTCATAGTCACCACGCTTCCTTGCGTCAGTTTCTTCACGCTCTTTTTCCTTGGCCAAAAAAGTCTCAAGCTGTGCTTGCAGTTTCTTTTTTTCGTCCAAGAGCTTTCGGTGTGTTTCGTAAGCGATTGTTGACTTAGTTTCTTGATTCTCTGGTTGCGCCACAGGCTCACCAGATTGCTCCACAGGAGCTTTCTGATCGGTCATTTGTCACCATCCTTGGTTAAAACTTGTTAAAATTATATCACTTTCCTCTTTCTTAGCAAATCCCCAAAGGTTTTTCTATAAAATCTCACAATCTGTTTAAATTCTAGTTGAGAAATTCTAAGGAAAATCCTTTTTGGCCTATTGCGTCCACCCTCTTCCGCATATCTGGCTATATCGGCGTTTAATTTGCCGTCATCACGTCTACCTGTGGGCTTGATAATGATTGTCCTGTCTTTCGTTTCGGAGATAATACTATCAAGCATCTGGCCTGTAAGAGTTAAGTTTGATCTGCTTGGGCTAGTATTAGATGATAAGCCAGCAAACATTTTGCGCTTTTTGATATAATTTGGGCTTAACTTAGCCAGTCTTGACTTGGCCTCAAAGTCTTTTTTAACACCGTACCCAAGCCTTGTGCGCTTAACGATTAAGTCACGGGCAAAAACACCAACCTCTTTTAATGCAGCCTTGCTGATCGATTGCTCTACCGATTTCTCTAGCTTTTTTATGATATTGGCAAATTGACGTTGGCTACTCATTCCTGAGCCTTTACAAATTTAATGATATTAGAAAGTTCAGTTTCACTGATTCCTAAAAAATCTCTAGCTTTCTTTGGATCTGGCGTGGGCTTTCCATATGTCCCCCGGATATTACCATCAGCTTTGGCGTTTTCCTCACTACCTGGTTCAAAGCCAATAGTGACACTGCGGCTTGTTTTATTTAAAACATCCAAGGCTGCGAGCATATCTCCAGATAACTGCAGATCAACTGGCCTACCTTTTTTACCAGCCACTTTAAAATCAAGGCTCTCTTTGTATGACTTCGAGTAACCTGGGAATTTTTCGCCGTCTTTATCTCTGCCTTTAGTTGTACGGTTTACGATTCTCTCAATGATAAGGTCAGCCACCTCATCTTTTTGGTCAGAGTTGAGACCGTAACCTGATAAATCAATCTTGATCTTCTGCCATTTCGTCGCCATTTTGATCCTCTTGAGTTTCTACAGGGCCAGTCTCACCTTCTCTAGCCTCAAGATCAATGCCACGCTCTTCATCAATTTCACGCTCTAAAGCCTCAATCTGAGCATAAGTCATTTGAGGATTGAGCATTTGAATAGCTCGGCTGCGAGTAGTAAACCCTGCAGCATACTCATCACGAGCCTCTTGGATCAATTGCATACGCTGTGTGCCTACTGGGATAACTGAGAAGCGAGCCACAACTTCTGCAGTGCTTGAGAAGATTGTTCGATTTTCTACTAATCCCTGGCTAACCCAGATTGGGTGCATTTTGTGCAAGATCATGTCCCACATTTCATGCTCTGCTTTTGCGTAGGAAACTGTTTGAGCCTGGCGCACGTCATAGGTATCAGCCTCATCAATGATCTTAGCAATACCAGATGCTGCTTGCTCCGGTGCTAATTGTCCTACTGATCCTGTCTTAATTCCCTTAGAGCCAAGCCACAAAGAAAGCTCTGACTGAATCAGGTTGAGCACCTCTTGATAGTCAACTTCTGGCTTGAGAGTTCCAATCTCAACATCCTTTTCAGGGTCATCAGACTTTAAAAACCAAAGAGCATTAGGCGCATATGTTGGGTCAGCAACCTCACCATTTTTGATGTAAGTAATTGAGAAGCTAGAGAACAAAGCGGCCAGGTTTAAATCAGTCAAAGCTGCAGGTACATATTCAGCTAGTCTAATTGAGTCCAAGTCAGGCACAGGCACTAGCTTTAAACTGCTTTGATTTACATAAATAAATGGCAGCACACCATATGGATTTATGCCATCAGCCAAGCCCATCTCTTCCATTGCAGCATAATCAACGGTCTCATCACTCTTAACTACTGCAAATTCTGTATCGGTATAGACCCAATAAATCTCACGCTTTTGAGCATCACGGCCAGCAAGCAGGATAACCATGGTTGGCTTTGTTGGATCGACTAGATCATCTGAGAAAATAGCAAAGCGGTCATTTGGTATTACTCTAATCTTTGGCCCATCTTCTGTGATGTAAGGATGAATCAATGCGGAGCGGCAAGCATTGTAGAGCCTATTCGATTGGTGCATAATCATGTTGGCATTGGTCTGTTTTTCGTACCAAGAAAGAAGCTCAGCATCAGCTTCATTGCCATCAGATATTTCTCTGATAACGCCAGTTTGGTAGATATTTGACAGCTTATCAACGTACCTTGGAATGATATTGATCGGCACAATGCGCTCCATGGCGTAGCGCAGCACTCTTGGTGACAATAAACGCTCAAGATTTTTAACGATGTAAGGCTCAAGATTACCCTCAAGGATATCAAGCATTTTATAATTGACTTGCATGACATCTGATTGGGCTTGTACTACTTTTTTGACTAGCTTCGGGTCAATCATCTTAGCTCCTTACAATATTATTGAGCGTGTTCCGCCACGATCTTGGTCAGCAAGTTTCCTGACCATGCAATAGCCCAAGGCTGTCGTAACGTGCTGATATCTTTTTGAGTCATCTTCAATAAGATTAGCACCTTTTTTAAATGCCGTCAGCCTTAAGCCTTGATCTAATGTCGGGCAGTTGTGGATAAATAGTCTAACCTCTCCACGCTCATTTTTGCAATATGCGTTGATAGTATTATGACGGGTTCTAATCGCTGGATTTGATAGCGGAACACAGTATTTGTAACTGATGCCAGCCCGATCAAGAGCCTCTTTGATTATTTCGTAGTCACTTCGCTTACTTGAGGTATGTCTAGCTTTGCCTGATGCATCGCCATAAATCTCATACTGTTTACCTGGCACAATGATCCCACGGTCAAAAAATTCCTTCATGGCCTCATCAGTGCGAGCACCGTCAATGATGACCTCATCGAAGGCATGAAAGCAGCCATCTTCATAAGCCAAAGCCAAAGCAGACAATGGCTTTCCATCTCCGATGTTAAAGTCAAAGCTGATTAGGATGGGAGTCTCGGGCCTTGGTCTCCAGATGGTTTTATCAGCCTGAGATGACGAATCGTATTGGTAGTAGATGACTTCATCTTGTATTTCAATCCATTCCCCGTAAAGCATCCTTCTGGCCCTCTTGGGGTCAAGGTCGGCTTTGAGTTGGTTGATGTATTGGGTTGGCAAAAATGGGTTATCTTCTGTGCGACTATAATAGACATGACGTGTAGAATGTTTTTCGCCATTAGCATTAGGTGAAATGAAATATCTATAAGCCCAATGGCCAGGTGAATCAGGGTTAGTGGCAGCAATAATAAGAGGGCAGCGGATATGCGGTAAACGTCCCACACGCATTTTGATTTCATGATATGCTTGCTCATCGTCGCCATGATTCTCCGTTAGTTCCTCAATCGCTGCGCCGGATAATTCCAGAGAGCGTAGCTTGCTGTAGCGTTTATCTGCCCAAGATTTGCTAATTATCTCACTGCCATTAACAAACCAAATCTTACCGATATTATGCCACACTCTGTAATATCTTTGGTCAATACCTTCCAAGTGCTCAAGTATTTTTAGATAAAGAGTATCTTTAAGATCCGGCAAAGCTCTACGGCCAATGAGAAACCTTGCACGATTGTTCTCTAAGCAATGCCTGATAATGATGTGAGCCATTAAAATGCTCTTCGCACTTCCGACCGATCCAGACAAAAGCACTTCATGTGTACCTTTGCTGTAGTCATATCCAGCAATATCATCAATCACTTGCTTCTGGAATGGTATGATTGTTGGGTTAAATTCTGTGAGTGTTGGGGTTGAGCCGATCATGCTCCCTCAACTATTCGCTCTGCTTTCTTGCCTGTGAAGTCTTGCCAGCGTTTGATGATGACGCTGCAATAATGCTCATCTAATTCCATGCCGTAGCATTTGCGGCCTGTTTTTTCGCAGGCAATGAGAGTGGATCCGGAGCCGAGAAATAGATCCACAATAACATCGTTATCTTTTCCCCACCTTTCAAAGAACCACTGTGCGAGCTTTGCTGGCTTTTGTGTTGGATGCACCCTGGTTTTAGTATCATCCGCACCCATGCCAAAATAACCAGCCCAAACAATCCTTGCCAGATCTCTCTTGTGTTTAGTTCGGCTCCAACACAGCTCAAAGCTACTTCCAAATAACTTGTCCATTCCGCCGTCAGATCTCTTGTCCCATACTACCCAAGATCCGTTATTTCTGTCTGGCAAAATGTCTGCATAGTAATCGGCACCCCATAAGAATATTTCACGCGCATAAGAAAAATTTTCAAATATTGTTGTAATTAAACTTGGAGAAAAATCTTCATGGTCTCCAATAACATTTTTATATTTTTTACTTGTTGTTCCTTTTGCGGAAGGCATATCTGAAAAATCACAATCTAGATTCATCCCATAAGGAGGATCAGTAAAAACCATATCAGCATTTTTACCGTTCATCAGCTTCTCAACTGTAGCCTTATCCGTGCTATCACCACACATCACCCGATGATTACCAAGCTGCCAAATGTCTCCACGCTTAACGCCAAATTCATTTTGAGCAACTTCTGGCACGTCATCCTCATCTGTCAAGCCTTCTGTGCCTTCTTGCTTTATATATTTCTCTAAATCATCATCATTAAAGCCAAGATCATCAAGCTCCCAACCAGATTCTTTAAGCTCTGACAATATGTCGCCGAGCACAGAGTCATCCCATTCGGCAAGCTCTGCGGAGCGATTATCTGCAATAGCATAGGCAGTAGCTTCGTCTGACTTGAGGCCAGAGCGTCTGACATCAATGGTATCCCATCCCAATCGCTTCGCTGCTTCTAGAGTACCATTGCCAGCGATGACGATGTTATCTTCACCAACTACAATGGCCTTTTGTTGACCAAATTTGCTAAGAGAGTCCATGATTGCTTTAATGTTACGGTCATCATGCTTTCTAGCATTGCGTGGATCAAACTTAAGTGATGCGATATTGACACGCTCATAAGCTAATTGATGCTGCATAATCCCTCACTGCAAAATCCTGCCAACAATAAAGCCTAAGACATAACTAGCAATCCAAAGAAGAAAGATTGCCCAGTTACCAATTAAATAAGCAGCCCCGATAGCTGGCAACCCACCAATAACAATGATTAGTGCATTGCTTTCCACATTATCTCCGACAACAAAGCCAGAGAATGCAGCAAAGAAGACAATGCAAAGAATCATCGCCACAACTATCAAGGCCAGGCTTTCCATTACTTTACCTTTTTAACTTTAGTCTTTTTCTTTACTGGCACAGTCTTAACTGGCTCTGCAAAGCAAAGATCAAGAAAGGCAACCCATTTATCTGCACAGTAAAGCAGAGGATAAACAACTGAGCCAATGACTAGGACAAATGGCATTGTTACAAGTTCAAATAAAAGTTTTAGATAAGTCATTTTTTGGCACCTTTCTTTTTTGGTTTAGATTTTCCGGCTTTTTCCAGTGCGATTGCTACAGCCTGACCTGGCGCATCATAGCCTTCTTTCTTTAGCTTGCGGATATTCTCACTGATCGCTTTCTTCCCCTTCTTTAGTGGCATCGTGCATCCTTTCCTGCGCAGGAATATCGATCACCTGAGAATCATTCTCTGGCGGCAATTCCTGATTAGTGGGTTTATAAGCGAGCATAATCGGTGCAATATTATCGGGCAAGTTCCAATTTTCTTTCATACCCAAGTAATTCTTAGATAACCAAATCTGCATCGCAGGGTTGCCCTTCATTGCAGACTTAAACATCTGGCGTCTTAGGCTTGCTTTGCCTTGTGCACAATGTATTTTATAGTACTCTGTAAAACTAATAGAATGATCGCGCTGTGCAGCGGATTCTAAAGTTTGTACATGACATCTTAAAATGTCAGCGATTTCTTGCTGAGTACATTGAATTAAGCAGAGTTTATTGACTTGCTCCCAGTCGATTTGCCGCTGAGGTCGTCCACCTTTGCTCTTATCGCCTTCCTTGGCGTTTTCCACAAAAATCACTCCCAGGCCTCAGGCCATCCGAGTTGCCACCACAGGCAGCTATTTATATTTATATTATACCAAATTTTTCTAGTTCTAAAATCAATTCGGCATATTTTCTATCTCTAAATTCTATAGCTTCTTTATAAGTTTCAAAGTTTTTATATACATATTTAATTTTGTTAATTTGAAACCTAATATTATAATCTTTTCGTTTATAAATACCCCAATTTTCATGTCGCCTTTTGTTTTGAGCTTGTTGCTCAATAGTTGCCCATCTGCAATTTTCTTTGTAATAGCCTTTGTCATTATCAATTCGATCAATAGATAAATTGCCAACTGCTTCGCCCATGTCAGCATAAAAATTCTCAAATGAATAGCGCCAAGAATCACAAACGGTAATTCCACGGCCTCCCCATTCTTTATAGCGCGGATGGCTTTTTAGGTGGCATCGATTAATCATATGACGCCAAATTCGATAAGTGCGAGATTTACTCAAACCATGTGTCAATTGGGGCTTTAATTCTCTACGATAACATCCGCACGATTTCGTCTTTCCTGTACTAATTTGGTTAAATCTTTTAATTGTCTGAATTCCACAATCGCAATCGACGACTGCAAAAGCCTCATTTTTATTGTGATTATTTTTTTCATAAAATACTGATTTAATTACCAACTTTCCAAATCTATTCCCGATATGGTCGGTTGCAAAAATTCTTTTTTCCTTAATTTTTTTCATTAGTAAATACCTGTGCTAAAATAAAGCAACCATTATAATGAGGTAGCCCGATGATTGAGACTGCCCTTTGTATTCCGGATTTGCATTGCGATAAGCATGACAAAAAATTCATCAGATTAGTTACTCAACTCATTAGAACAATCAAGCCTAAATATGTAGCCCAGCTCGGCGATGCTATGGATTTCTCAACCATATCTACTTACCTAAATTCTGCAGATAGCCAAGATTGCATAATGAAAGACATAGCTGCCTATAATTTAGTATTAGACGAATGGCAAGCGGCAATGTCACCTGGCAGCGTATTTCATCAGCTAGAAGGAAATCATTGCGAACGCGCTGGCAGATATATCGCAAGAAATTGCAGAGCTATCCATGAGCTTGTAAAGCCTATTCCTGAGATGCTTAAGTTTAAAGAAAGATCACGGGGCAAGATTAAATTCTACTGGCATAAGTACCATGAATGGGATAGCTGCAAAATCCATGATGTAAACATTATACACGGCACATACTTTGATAAGCACGTAGCTGTAAATAATTTAGACAGATACAAATCGATGAAAATTGTTCAGGGGCATAGCCACAGGTTCTCTTATGCGGCTGATGGCAAAGTCTGGTCGGTAAGTCTGGGACATGGCTCTGATGCTTACAAAACGGCACACATTCCGGCACCAAATACTTGGCAGCAAGCAATCGGTGTCATAACTTTTATAAAAGGCAAAGGATACTTTGAGCCAATCTTGGTAAATAATGGCGAGGGGGTATTTCGTGGCCAACTCTTCAAAGCATAAATCAATATTCAACCGCAAAAGACCGCCCAGAGTTGTCACCATCCTTGGCCACAAGGTTAAAGTGAGAATCATCCCATATCTAGAAGACAATGGTGAGGAGCTTTACGGGGCTTGGAACTATGACGATAAGACGATTTATCTGCAGAAAGGATGTGACTGGCCTAGCGTCCTCCTACATGAGTGCTGTCACGCGATATTCAGTTTATCAGGCTGCGGAGAGGGATTGACGATGGCCCGAGAGGAGCAAATCGTGATTGCACTTGAACACGCATTACTTCCAATAATTAAGTCTGAATAGGTACAGCTTTTTTTCTTCCACCCCGAGGCGGGCCTTTAAAATACCCAAGCTGTTTTAGCTTCTCACGTGTGGCTTTATTAATGTCCCAGCTTATTTCCATGCCAGGATAGTAGGCAGGGCAATCTTGGCACCTTTCCACGTCAATGTAGGGCTTAGGTTCTCCGTATCTTTTACAACAATGTGGGCAGATAAATCCATAGGCAATTGGGTCATTTTCTCTGAAGACATAGAAAGGCTCTGCATACCAATCACGGTATAATCCGGCATCCTCACCACGCTTGCCACCCATTAAAATCCTTTAGCTCTTGACCTTCGCTTTTTATAACCATAATTAACATGGTAGATTGTCATAGAATCTTTAAAAGCTGGACAAGTATTGCATCTAACTATAGTAATATATTCCTGCCTATTTCCATAGCGTTTTTGACAATGAGGACAAATGTGCCCGTACACTGGCGGGTCAATCCTTGATGTAAACTGTGGCCTGCGATTTTCAGATCTAAACATAAAATCTCCTTGCTTAAAAGTTAAACAAACATGTCAATGATGGCTAAATCCTTTAACATCACGTCCAGGCTATGTGCTCTCTTGACGTAATAATCCCTATTAGAAGCGCAGAATTGGCCCGCCAATGCGATGGAACGATCTAAGCCGATCTCATCAAGTATCTCCCCTGCAACACGCCTTAGATGGCTTGTTATCCTGGGGGCCTTTCCATAAACCTTTTGCATTTCGTTGCAGTAGAAATCTAAAAAGTTATCAACAGGGGAAAAGCCTTCTTCCCCTTCTTTAATTTCTTTAACTTCTTTCCCTTCTTCAATACGTGTACCCTTCGTTGTTCCTTCGTTGTTCCCTTCGTTGTTCCTTGGTTGTGCCTTCGTTGTCCCTGACTCGCTTTCCATGTCCTGATATTTTGAAAAATTCTCAATAGTTATGATCGTTCCAAGGCTGTCCCTTTTTAGCGTAATTGTTCCAAGTTGCTCCAAAATTTCCAGCCTACTTGTGATTATCTTGCGCGAGACTTGAAGCTTGTTGGAAAGCTCTAAGATGCTGGTCAATATCTGACCACGCTTTACAATTATGACTTTGCTTTGCCTGACGGCTCGTGTGTCTTTGTAATTTGCCATAAGCAACAATTCCAAAAGTAGC